TGGTGATAGCATGTATAATTATAACTTGACAGTAAATGCTCAATCCGATGCTTCACCAGAAGACATTGCACAAACTGTAATGGCACAATTGCGAAGAATTGATTCTCAAAAACTTAGGGGGCAAAGAGTATAATGAGTACCACGGCCTATATGAATGGTAGACAAAGATATCAAAGACCACAGGCAGTTTTATGGTCAGAGAATTCTGGAACGCTTGTTAATGGACTGTATGTTCCAAATGGGCTAGAGGTTGGTCAGTATACTGGCGGTACATCAGATACAACACTATATAACCAATTCCTTATTTTATCAGATCACAATAGATCTCCATTAGATTTTTCACCAACCAGAATAGAAACACGTGAGAGAATGATTAATGGTAGGATGAGGTCTTACCATACAGCAGACAAGATGACAGTTTCAATGTCTTGGGATATGCTTCCATCTAGAGCATATAACATGAATGCTGAATTTAATTCTCAAGGAAAGTCTCCATACCATAAGAGCGAATACGAATATACTGCTGATGGTGGAGCAGGTGGAGTAGAGTTATTAGATTGGTACAATAATCATACTGGTCCATTCTGGATGTTTCTTGCATATGATAACTATAAGAACTTTAAAAATGCTGAAGAACCATTTGGACACATTAACCAATATAACGAATTGATTGAAGTTTATATATCAAACTTTTCATATAATGTTGCTAAGAGGGGTACTGGAACATCGTCAGAAGGTGGCATTGTTGGTCATGACATGTGGAATATCAATGTAACCCTGGAAGAGGTATAATGTTTCAAGATACAGATCTACAAAATCATCTAGAGACTTCTTCTACAATTAAAACACAGTCAGCAATTGTGGCTGAGTGGAACATGAATATTCCAACAAATATTTTACAAATTGGAAATTATAGATATAGACCAACAGACCCTGAATCTCTGTATAAAAATATCAATCCGTCATTTGATGAAAATGATATTAACGGACATTATACAGATGCAACTGATTCAGATATTACAGTTGATGGTGGAATTGATGAGGATGATCAGCCACAAGTATTTAAATCAGTAAAAGATAAGATGAAACTGTTATACTCTCTAGAAGATTGCTTCGGTGTGATTAGACCTAGATCTGGTATTAATAAGGCAGTTTATTTAAATGGCAAATATGTCCATCATTCTAATTTGAATATGTCAACAAGACCAAGATATTACATGGCAGACAAAAACGATACTTTTAAATACTGGACATCTTTTCGTACAGAGAATAACGTAGAGCGTGGTATTGCTAATAACAATATTAATGGAAATTTCTATATTGATGATACTGCTCCATATGTAGTTTATAAAGATCAGGTACCATCAAATAGAGTAGTAATCAAAATGCAAACAAATGTTGGCTCAACAGATCTTGGACCTTTCTCAACAAATGCAGGAACATTCTCAGATCCACTATATGGAGATGCTAACCAAACAACTCCACAAAAATGGAAGGTACAGTTTTTAAAAAATAATAATTGGGTCGATGCAATATCTTTTAATAAAGCATCTGTTAGAAAAGATGGAACTAAGATTATTAAGTCTGACGGCTATGTTGAACTTGCATATGGATTAATTGTTCCAGATAAATATAGGGACATCTTTATTTATGCAGAAGACTATAATACAATCACCTTTTTACCAGAAAAGTCTATTGTTGGATATGCTTACTTAATTAAAAATAGCCAGCATGATATTGGAACATTTCATATTTGGACTGGAGAAGCCTATGAAACCTTTGCACCAACATATGGATGGTATCTACAAGAAGAAACGGTAGATAGACTCACCAACTTTGTAACAGACTTATCAAATCCAGATTATTTTAATGATCCTATGACAGCATCTAATAAGTATAGACAGTTTGAATATATTCAGGGTATCAGAATAGTGGTAGAAACTATGAACAAGGCCAACTCTACATTTGACCTTATTGAACTTTCGCCAAGACTATCAGCCAATATTTCTGATTTGACAACAAACTATTCAATAACAAAGTCGGCATCTGATCTATCTGGCTCAGCACTACCTGTTGGTCAACTATTAGCATCAACTGGTATGCTACAACTATTTGACTATAACAATTCTTTTAATATTAATAATCCAAATAGCATTATTGCAAAGTATACATCAAGACATCTTCAAATTAAGTTTTATGAGATTATTGTAAATGTTGATGGATATGATTATTATATTCCAATCAAGACAATGTACTCCGAAGGTTTTCCTGCCATCAATGCAAATACAAGACAGGTTGACATAACATTAAGAGATTTATATTTTTATTTTGAATCAATTACTGCCCCTCAGATGTTGATCCAAGATGCGTCACTAACATATGCTGTTTCTTTGTTGTTGGACTCAGTTGGATTTTCTAACTATGTCTTTAAGTTTATTAATAATGAAGCAAATGCTATTATTCCATTTTTCTATATTCCACCAGATAAAACTGTGGCAGAAATTTTAAACGATTTAGCAGTATCAACACAGACAGCAATGTTTTTTGATGAATATAATAATTTTGTAATGATGTCAAAAAATTATATTATGCCTTCTGAAACACAAAGAGGCATTGACATGACACTATATGGTACACAAGATTTTGAAAAAACTGGTGTCTACAAAAATAAACCAACATCAACAAAATTGGCTAACATTATTGAAGTTGCCTCTCAAGACAATGCAATTATCAATGATGGAAGAATTACATATAATACAAAGCATATACAAAGACAGTATGGCTCAATCAAGCAGGCAAGCATGGTTGATCAAGACAAGACCTGGATTTATCAACCTGCTCTATTGTGGGAAGCCACGGGTACAGAAGCAATCAAGTCTGTTAATCAAAACGTTACAAATATGTCCAACTTTGCCCTTGCTGCTATTCCATTAAATACAGATCTTTCAAGTGCTGTACCGACAGTAGTAAATAGAATGGTTGTAAACAATACCATGGACTTTGGTGAAGGCATTTCCTGGTTAACCAGATACAATGGATACTTCTATGCCAATGGTGAAATTATCAAATTTGATGCTGCACAATTTAACATTTCTGGATTTGGAAATGTTTGGATTACAAGCACACAAGAGTATCAGAACTATTTTTCTAAACTACCTTTTAATGGAAAAATCTATCCAACTGGATTGATCAGAATTTATAGCGAACCAAACTATGAAGAGGTTGGCGGAGTCCTTATGCTCAAAAATGGTGCAGTTGCAAAACACGGTAGAGGACAATTTGGAACACCTATAGTTTCACATAACGCAGGACTAGCATCTAACTGGTCAGACAATGCGTATGTTCGTGCATGTCAAATGAATGCAGACTATTTATTTACAGATAAGGTATTGCCTGCAACAGTTGAAGGTGTCGCAGGTATGAGACAAACACTTGCTAATAACACTACAAGAAATGGAATTATTAGAAACTTTTTGTCAAGTAGATATTTAACAGAAACAGAAGTTAATAGCAAAAAGAGTACAGATACTGGTACCGTTCAGTCATCTGCTCTGGTAATGAATGGCCCTTCTTTTGCAACAGCAGATAGACCATTAGATTATATTTCTTATGTTTATAAACCATTGAATGATAGATTTAAGCATTTTGGTACACGTATGCGTATTATTGGTAAAATTGAAAATAGTGAGAGTCGTGGTCAAACACCAATTGGAACTGGTATATATTATACTGTTACAGGAACCACCCCACAAAATAGTTTACAGATTGGTGGATCTTCTGGTGGTTTAGCAGTTATGGTTAATCCAAATACAAACAATGGATATTACTTTGAGTTGGCAGCACTTACAGCAAACAATATAGAGGCGTATAGTGATCAGGATTCTGGAGTAAGTAATGTTATTTTTTATAAAATTAAAAAAGACGCATCTGGTGAATTAGCAGTTCCAATTAAACTATGGTCTGGACTTGCCGAGGTTTTAGTAGACTCTGGAACGCTTGTTGGCCAATATAGAATTTCTGGACAAGATAAGCAAACGGTATATGACCTTGGAGTAGAATATTTGGACATAGGAAATATAAGAAGGTTTTTCTTGTATATTAATAACAGACTTGTTGCTACAGTAGATGATACAGATCCTCTACCAAAATATAATAATATGGCATTATTTTTGCGTGGATCTTCCAGGGTAATGTTTGAAAATGTTTATGCATTAACAAATAACTATAGTCAGAATACCGCATATGCCCTAGACCTACCTATAAACAATATATATTCTGATAGTGAAATTAATACCAATGAGGCTTTTAGAAAATATGCAATGAGTGGTGTAATTCAGGGCACATACCTATCTGGAATCAATCCAGCAGAACCACCTGCATATAAGATATACTTTGACGAATTTGGCACAATCATGAGAGAGGCACATTACTTTAATGTAAAATATGATAAAGCCTTTCCTGCACTTTATGCAAAATTGTCACCAACATTTAATAACATTAAGGGATATACTGTCTCTGGCTTTAGGGCAGGATCGTATGCAGCAGAATTTATGGTATTTAATGCAACAGACAAAGCATTAAGTTTGGACAGCGGTAGTGGAAATTATTTAAGAATTCAAGGCGTAACATTTACGCAGCAGTCTCAGAATGATTATACTGTGGATGAGTATTTTACTAAAAATTCTAATTTTTCTAATCCACAATTTAAGGGAACCAATTTAATATCTTCTCCATTTAAGGTTAATAAACTGTATGAGGATATTAAAATAAGTAGATTAACTCATGGTAAAAAAGATTTTTCATTAAATGCACCATACATACAATCATATGACGATGCACAAAATATGATGGAATGGATTATTTCAAAAATCTCTAAGCCAAGAAAATCTATTGGTCTTAAAATATTTGCAATGCCAACATTACAACTTGGAGATATTGTTAATATTAAATTTAAACAAGAAGATGTAGATATTTTGGTTTCAGATACAGACCGTTTTGTAGTATATAATATTGAATATAGCAAAGATGGTCATGGCCCTAACATGACGGTATTTTTAAGTGAGGTAAAATAATGGTAGAGGCAACACCCAACTTACCAACAATTGTTCCATCAACATCAACGTCAGGAATCAAAGTAGCGACACCTGATCTAATTATTACAACCGAAGAGGTCGTACCAGTAGAGGTAATGACAGACCTTCTATTTGAGGATATAGGTGCTGAGGAAATTATTAATATAGCAAGAAACGATATTGTTGCAGGTCAACTAGTATCCTACCAACCAATCAAAAACCTAACAAGCATTTATTTGCAATATAATCCACAAAATGTTTTATCATTACAAAATACTGCAAATACATTTTTTAAGAATTTCCCAATCAAGTTTGAAAACAAGGTGCCAGATGTTGGTACTGGACCCAATGGGGAAATTGTCTATATCGATTCAGAAACTGGGGACATCATTATTAATGTTATTAACCTAGAAGAAGACGAGCAGGTAGAGGTTCAAATGCTAAACGCTGGGGACCTACTTAATGATACAATATATGAGGTGAATAATTAATGATTACTAATACTGGGAAAAGAATTTTAGCCAAATACCTTATTGGCCAGGCTCCAGCCTACGCCTCTTACATTGCTGTTGGATGTGGACCAACCCCTCTAGATACTGGGGACAACTTTGCAGATTATTCAAATAAGACAAACCTAGATTTTGAGATGTTTCGTGTTCCAATTGCTTCTCGTGGCTTTGTAACTGAGAACGGTATTTCTAAGATTGTATTTACTGCTGAACTACCTAGTGAAGAAAGATATGAGTTATCTGAAGTAGGAATTTATTCTGCAGGATCCAATAATACAGCAGGTGCTTATGACAGTAAAACTTTGTTTGCTTATTCTCCAGAGGAAAACTGGGAAGAGCACCTTTCTGGAGAAGAGCAGGCAACGTCAATTCCATCAATATACACACCACTAAATGGTTCAGAAGATAGTAATAATATTGTTACAGATCTCAATGTTTTACAAACAAACGCTAACAATAGAGTATTTAATGATGCAAACAGAGTTGCAAGATATGAGCGTTGCCGATTTTTAAATAATATTGTTGCTGTTAGAGGTAATCATTGCAATATTCAAAAACAAACAGTTAATGGTATTTCTAGACTTTCCGTTGTTGGAGATGAGAACCATATTCATCAATCTGGATTAGTAGCAGACTTTAGCAAGAATGCACCAACAGATGAGTTACGATTTGCTTTCAGTGTAGCAAATACTATTGCAGATTCAAATGAAGTTCCAGATGCTGTTCGTATTATTGTTGAATTTTCTTCAGATGATGGTGGATCTAATTTATCATCTAGCCAAACAGCAAAATTAGAAATCGATGTACCAAATGGCACAGGATCAGGACAGTATGACTTTAGCACTAACCGATATGTTGTTGTCAAAAAGCAATTACAAGAACTATTTAAAACAAACCCATTTGCCTGGAGTGCTATTAATGTTGTAAAGATTTATTCATGTGTTATTAAAAATGGTGAGCCATCAGAAAATTTCTTTGTGTGTATTGATGCAATGAGACTTGAAAATGTTTCAACAGAAAATGCTTTGTACGGATTAACTGGATATTCTGTTATTAAAAATACAAATGCAGAAACAATTGTAAAATTACAAAATACAACTAATTACCTAGAATTTAGATTTGCCCTGGATGTGCAATAATGTCAGATGCAGGAATAAAGAAGGTTGTTATAAAGTCTTCTGATTTACCACCACTTGGTAAAGATAATAATGTTATTTTAAGATACAGGATTATTTCTGAAGATAGAAACAGAATGTCACATTGGTCTCCACAATATAACCTAGTTGAAAAAACCCCAACTACTGTTACTGGTGTTATTGAGGTTGGATCTAAAACTATAAATGTTGTATGGAGTGATTCAGATAACAATGTAAATAAAGATGCCTATGATGTTTTTGTTAAATTTGATAATGGTCAGTATAAATATGCTGGTACATCATACGTACATAGTTTCTCATTTTTAAAAGAAACGGCAAATAGCGTAAGTGTAGCAATTCAATTCGAAGGAATTACAAAAGAAAGAAATACAAAATTAACAATATACGAAGGTACCGAACCTTTGGTATAATTGGATAAGGAGATACTATGTCAAAAATACCACTACCAGAACGAGGTCAGCCAATGGATGTGACCTACATCTATCAGATTGCTAATGCAGTCAATGATCTTGCCAGCCAAATTTCACCATCTACTTATAAGTATGTAACCGTTGATACTGTTAATGCAGGCAAGCAAAGTGTCAAAGCATCTGAAGCCAGAATCATCGGTGGATATGTAAATATTTATTCAGATACTACTGTAAACAGCGGAAACGAAAAATCATTTTCATATGACTTTCCAGCAGACTTCAAGTATGCACCAATTTGTACAGCAACACCAATAAATGTTGGCGGTACACCAGCAGGTGGAAATGTATCTGTGGTATTAAAAACAGTTAATACTTCTAGGGTAGAGGGTGTAGTTCGTTTTAACACTAGCGGAAACTTAACTGTTGGGGTCAATCTAATAGTTATTGGTATTCCGAACTAATGTTAAAATGTGATAAGTGTCACAAAAGAATGTTTCTAGATAGACAATATACTAAAGCCGATCACTTAGAAACTTTTTGTTTGACATGTGGATCACGCAAATTTTTTCACCCACCAACTGATTCAAATGAGGGACAATGGCTATTAAAAAAGGAAGCATTGAGAGCGAAGGTTACAATAACGCCTCTGTAATTCCTGGAAACAAAAAGGTTTGGTTTCTAAATGGTGATCTTGTTCGAGTTCATCATTTAAATCGTTCTAATGGAATAATGTCTGTTTATAATATTACAAAAGATAGAATTGAAAGTTGTCTTATTAGTGATTTTAAAAATAATAGAGAACGTGCCTATACAGTTGGAGAAACTGCAGAACTTGTAAATAGACACAAAAAGTATATGCCATCACTTATGAAGCGTGGGGTTATTCCATTTCCAATGGGATCTCAAAAGGGTGGGGCTAGGGGTTGGCAAGTTAGATCATATTATTCTGAATCGCAGGTAAAGGAAATTCGTGATATATTGGCTACATACCATATTGGCAGGCCAAGAAAAGATAAATTAATTACAAATGATATAACACCCTCACGCCAAGAGTTGACAAGGCGAATGGGGGACGGTATACTTACATATGTAAAGACTGAAGATGGTAGATATATACCAGTTTGGAGTGAAACGCTTTAATGGGTCATAAACCAGCCTCTAGGGGGCAGAATGACCAGCAACTTATGGTAGGGGCTAAAAACCCCTATAAAGTGGCTTTAATGGATGATTTGGCACCTTCCATAGAAAGACAATGCTTGACTTTCACAGACTTCTGTGATATGATTGTTTAAAACACATAGGAGAAAATATAAATGGAAAATGAGAATACTAAAGTTTCTGTAACATTGGGTTATACCCTAAACCTTGGAAATTTTCAATCCTTGAGACTGGATCTTGGGGTTGTAGATTCAAAGCGTGATGGAGAGAATACTAACGATGCTTTTGAAAGAGTCTACAAGTTTGTAGAAGATAAACTAACTGAAAAAATTGCTGAAGCAAAGTCTGAGTTAGAAGAGTAGTAATGGCTGAGCGCAAAGACCGCATGGCTTTGCTTAGTCGTTATAGCAAATTATATACTCAGCGATATGAGCAGAAGCCATCTCTCAATTTAAACGTAGAGCAATGGGCTGCAGATGCATTGATTGAATCATATGGATTGCCAGCATGTTATGATTTGTTATCCTATTATTTTGAAATTGCAAATGAACCAAATTGGAAGTATTACGTCAATTATGCAGATGCTATAATTGAAAAACGAAATCAAATAGAACAAGACAAAAGAGAACGAGAAGAGAGACGAGCAATGGCTAGGAAGTGGTTAAGTGAATAATACTGAGAATAAACTTATTACCGCTGTCCTTGAAGATAGACAGGTTCATGTACTCTTACAAGCAAATGTTGACAACATCCTAAGAACTCATGGAGACATTTGGAACTTTATACGAAACTATTCTGAACACAATGGATCCGTTCCACCACTATCCCTTGTTGTTGAAAAGTTTAGAGACTTTACACCTTCTACTGGAGTGGGAGCAACAAAGCATCACCTAGATGAATTGCAGGCAGAGTATTTAACAGATAGTCTTAAAGATATTCTTAGGGCTACTGCAACAGAGGTACAGAGTGGCCAAGGTCCTGCAGCACTTGAAACACTGATTCAGAAAACTTCAGAATTAAAAAAGAACACTGCTGCAATTCGTGATATCGATGTTACGGATTTAGATTCAGCAGTTGCATATTATGAACAAGTAAAGAAGCAACAAGAATTAGGTTCTGTTGGAATTAAAACTGGTTTACCAGGATTTGATAATTATCTTCCAGCAGGAATCATGCCAGGACAGTTGGGTGTCTTCCTAGCATATCCTGGTATTGGTAAGTCTTGGCTTTCTTTGTACTTTGCTGTACAAGCATGGAAGCAAGGCAAATCCCCATTAGTCATTTCATTGGAAATGAGTGAGACAGAAGTTCGTAACCGTGTATTTACAATTATGGGCGAAGGTCTTTGGTCACATAGAAAACTCAGTTCTGGACAGGTTGAGATTGACATGCTTAAGAAGTGGCATGGAGATCGTCTTGTTGGAAAACCCGAATTTCATATTATCTCTAATGACTCTGGTGGAGATGTAACTCCATCTGTCCTGCGTGGAAAGATTGATCAGTACAAACCAGACTTTATTATTGTTGACTACCTACAACTCATGAGTCCAAATCAAAAGTCTGACAATGAGACGGTACGTATGAAGAACCTCTCTCGTGAATTAAAGTTAATGGCAATTGCAGAAGAAGTACCAATTATTGCAATCTCATCTGCTACTCCAGATGACGTTACTAAACTCGATACCGTTCCAACATTGGGTCAAACTGCTTGGTCTAGACAGATCGCATATGATGCTGACTGGGTTATGGCACTTGGTCGTGGAGCCAATAGCGACATTATTGAATGTGTATTTAGAAAGAATAGAAATGGTTTTATGGGTGAATTCTTGGTTGAAGTAGACTTTGACAGAGGACATTATAGATATAAAGACTTTGAGAATTGAGATAGCAGATATAATATGATACATGGCAACTTTTCATCACAAACCATTGAAGAAGTTCAATCTCAACGGAATGATCAGCGACGAGGCTGTAATCTGGAGATTGAAGGAGGAGTATATCCGCCTTCTGGTTACAGAAATGCGATTGGCAGGTTATGTACCAAGACTTGACATAGTGCCAGATTTTACGGTAGACTATAACGAAAAGAAAAAATTTTTTGAATTTGAATTAACATTATACGGAGTATACATAGGAAGAAGACAGAGCGAATGGATAATAGGACTAGACGAACACAAAGCAATACCTACACCAAAGAACAAATTAAAAGAGTTCTCACAGGTTCGGGAATCACAATCGAATCAGAAGTAGATTCTGATTATATTATCTTTTGTCCATTTCATTCTAATACAAGAACTCCTGCTGGCGAAGTGCATAAAAGCGATGGAACATTTTTTTGTTTTTCTTGTCAGAAAGTCGCAGATTTAGTAGAACTTGTTATGCACACGTCTGGTCGCACTTATTTTGAATCTATTCGTTTTATCAAAGGTAAAGAATCTGAATCTAATTTAGAAAAAGATATTAACCAAGCACTTTATGTTAAACCAGATTTTATCCAGTTTGATGAGATATTGATTAAAAGATTAAATTCTCAGGCAATGGAATCTCCAAGAGCAAAAAGATATTTTTCAGGCAGACTAATTACCGAACAGTCAATGAAAAACTTTTGGCTTGGATTTTCTGAAAAGCAAGATATGGTCACTGTTCCAGTACATAGCCCAGATGGAATGATTATTGGTTTTGTTGCACGAACCATCGAAGGTAAAGAATTTAAGAATACCCCAGGATTACCAAAATCAAAAACTTTATTTAATTTGCATAGAGTAAAAATTGCAGACAAGGTTTATGTGGTTGAATCCTCATTTGATGCTATTAGATTAGATCAGGTTGGTTTCCCAGCAGTGGCTACTTTGGGTGCAAATGTTTCAAATGCACAAATAGAATTGCTTCAAAAATACTTCAATAATATTATTGTTATTGCAGATAATGATGAGGCAGGCGGTAACATGAAAGATCGATTAATTGAAAGATTAGGTTCTCGTGTTAGCGTAATTCAGTTAGATAAACAATATAAAGATATAGGCGATATGGACGACACGTCAATTAAACAATTAGAATATCAGTTTGACAAGTCAATACTGTCTATGCTAAACTAAGATAACAAACAAGGAGAAAAAATGAGCGTAATTAAAGGACTCAAAGATATCAATGCCTTGCTCGACAAGCCAAAGTATGAAGGTACTGGACAAAAGGTTCGTTGGGTAAAGTTGGCTGATGGACAATCAGCAAAAATCCGATTCGTAGAAGAACTAGATTCGGACTCAGCAAACTATGCAGAGAGCCGTGGTTTATCTGTAGTAGTTGCAGAACACACTAATCCAAAAGATTATAAGCGTAAGGCTGCATGCACAATGGAAACAGAAGGTCGTTGTTTCGGTTGTGAAATGGCCAAGAAGGAACCGAAGTCTGGCTGGAGAGCACGTCTTCGTTTCTACTGCAATGTTTTGATTAATGATGGTCTTGAAGATCCATATATTGCTGTATGGTCTCAAGGCATTAGCAAGCAATCAGCATTTAATAATATTCGTGAATACGCACTTGACACAGGTAGCGTATCAAACCTTGAATGGAAGTTAAAGCGTAATGGTCAGGGTACTGAAACCAATTACACACTTCTTCCTACCAAGCCAGATTCAGAACCATTTAAGTGGGATGGTCTTGAATTCTTCAACCTAGAAAAGGTTGTTCGTGAGGTTCCATATCCAGAACAAGAATCATTCTATTTTGGATTTGACACACCTTCTGTTACTAGTACAAATATCGACTGGTAATAGATGTCTTACGTAGGCTTACACGTACACACCCATTACTCGTTATTTGACGGGATTGCTACTCCAGAAGAATACGTGAACCGTGCAGTTGAGTTAGGGATGCCAGCATTGGCAATCACTGACCACGGTACTTTATCTGGGCATAGGGAACTGCACCGTATTGCAAAAGCAAAGGGTATTAAGCCTATTCTCGGCGTAGAAGGCTATATGTGTTCTGATAGATTTGACACTAGAGATAAGTCTGAAAGAGATGGAGATCTAGATCTAGTCTATAACCATATAGTCCTTCTCGCCAAAAATAAAATTGGTTTGGAAAACCTAAACAAGATTAATGAGATTGCGTGGACAGAAGGATATTTCAAAAAGCCACGATTTGATTTTGAAATTTTAGAAAAATATTCAGAGGGCATTATTGTTACATCTGCTTGCCCAAGCAGTGTTTTGGTTAAGGCTTTGGAAAATAGTGAATTTGCTATAACCAAAAAATATATTGAATGGTTTAAAAAAGTATTTAAGGATGACTATTATATTGAGGTCATGCCACATAATGAGTCAGAAATCAACAAGCAACTGATTGCTCTGGCAGATGAGTATAAGATTAAGGTTGTTGTTACTCCAGACTGCCACCACAGCACAACAGATCAAAAAGAAATTCAAGAGTTTAAATTACTCTTAAATACACATGTCAAGATTGACAAAGAACACACTTTTGAAAAGTCCAAAAAGCATACCAACATGATGAAGCGTTTGGATTATTTGTATGGTGCTGACAGAGACATAACTTTTAATAAGTTTGATATTCATTTACTATCATACGAAGAAATAAAGGCTGCAATGGAAAAGCAGGGTATCGATAGACCAGATATTTATGCTAACACATTAGAGATTGCTAATAAGGTAGAGGATTACGATATACAAGAAGGCTTAAATCTTTTACCAGTTCAGTATAAGAATCCAGACAGAGAACTTGCAGAACTTGCTTTTGCTGGGCTTGAAGAAAAAAGATTAAACTCAAACTGGCTTGGTAACGATATATACGAACAAAGACTAGAAGAAGAGTTATCAGTTATTCGTGATAAAAAATTTGCTCCATACTTTCTTGTTGTAAGAAACATGATTAACTGGGCAAAGAAAGAAGGAATCATGGTAGGTCCAGGTCGTGGATCTGCTGCTGGTTCGTTGCTCTGCTACACACTTGGTATTACGGACATAGATCCTATTGAGCATGGACTTTTGTTCTTCCGTTTTATTAACCCAGAGCGTAATGACTTTCCAGATATCGATACAGATATTCAGGATTCTCGTCGTGAAGAAGTTAAAGATTATTTAGTTAGACAGTATCGACACGTTGCTTCTATTGCAACATTTCTTTCTTTTAAAGATAAGGGTGTTGTTCGAGATGTTGCACGTGTATTGAATATTCCACTACCAGATGTAAACAAAGTTTTAAAGTTAGTAGATAGTTGGGATGATTTCTGTAGTTCAAAAACAACGGAATGGTTTAGAGATAAATATCCAGAGGTGGAGGTATATGGTGAACAATTACGTGGTCGTATTAGAGGTACTGGCATTCACGCTGCTGGCGTTGTCACTAGCAAAGATCCTATTTTTAAATACGCACCAATGGAGACACGTAATTCTCCTGGTAGCGATGACCGTATTCCTGTCGTTGCTGTGGATATGGAAGAGGCTGAAAAGATTGGTCTCATCAAAATCGATGCACTTGGACTTAAAACTTTAAGTGTATTAAAAGATACATTAAATATTATTGAAGAAAGAGAAGGTAAAAAGATAGACCTTCTTTCTATTGATATGGATGATAAAAATGTTTATCAAATGCTTTCAGATGGATATACCAAAGGCGTATTCCAGTGTGAAGCAACACCATACACCAACTTACTCATTAAAATGGGTGTAAAGAATTTGGCAGAACTTGCTGCATCAAATGCTTTGGTACGTCCAGGTGCAATGAATACAATTGGAAAAGATTATATTGAACGCAAGCATGGTCGTCAAAACATTGACTATAAACATCAGGTATTAAAAGAGTTTACAGAAGATACCTATGGTTGTATTTTATATCAAGAACAGGTTATGCAGGCATGCGTTGAACTTGGTGGTATGTCAATGTCAGAAGCAGATAAAGTTAGAAAAATTATTGGAAAGAAGAAAGATGCAAAAGAATTTAACGCCTTCCAAGATCGTTTCGTTACTGGTGCTAGTAAGTATATTAGTCCTAATAACGCTCTTGACCTATGGCATGATTTCGAAGCCCACGCAGGATATTCTTTTAACAAGTCACATGCAGTGGCCTACTCAACCCTCTCCTATTGGACAGCATGGTTGAAATATTACTATCCACTTGAGTTTATGTACTCAATACTAAAGAACGAAAAGGATAAAGATGCGAGGACTGAATATCTTATTGAAGCAAAGAGAATGGGGATCAGCATTAAACTACCTCATATTAATGATTCAGATATTGATTTTAAAATTGAGGGTAAGGGTATACGATTTGGTCTTTCTGGTATTAAGTACATATCAGATAAAATTGCTGAGAGGTATATCTCTGCTAGGCCTTTCAATTCGTATTCTGAACTTGAGGAGTTTACTTTTACTAAGGGAAACGGAGTTAACAGCCGTGCTCTTCAAGCATTACGTGTTGTCGGTGCAGCAACATTTAGTGACAACCCAAGAAATGACGAAGAGATTAAAGAAAACCTCTACGAATATTTAAACTTACCAGAATTTAATTTGACAGTTCCATCTCACTATCATGCATTTATTACACCTGTAGAAGATTATGAAGAAAAGGGATCTTTTATTATGATGGGCATGATAAAAGGAATTAAGAGAGCAAAGGGATGGTCAAGAGTTGAACTGCTAGATAAAACTGGTAGCACTGGTATTTTTGATGATGAGCAGACAACTATTGAAGCAGGCAAGACGTATATCTTACTTGCTAATGACAACAGGGTTGTTTCTGCAGTACCAATTGAAGAAATTAAAACATCTGACAATGCATTAATTAAGTTTTTAAATTATAGAATGTTGCCATATAAAGATGAAGAGATGTTCGTGGTATCATTTAAACCACGTGTTACAAAAACTGGCAAGAAGATGGCATCCCTCACAGTTGCGGATGCATCTAGAGACTTACATTCTGTTACTGTATTTCCTACCGCATTTGCTAAAGCATATATGAAAATACAAGAAGGAAATGTTTATAAGTTTGATTTTGGCAAGACAAAAGATGGAACGGTTATATTGGAGGATATAAATGCTTGATGATTTAGCAGAACAATTACACGAAACGGCAGTAGCAAAAGGTTTTTGGCCTAATGAAACTGATGATATTTTTATTGCAAAACAATGTATGATGATTGTATCAGAGGTCACAGAACTTATGGAAGCAATTCGTAAGGACAAGGGAGAAGAAGAGATTGCAATGGAAACTGCAGATATCTTTATTCGTACACTAGATCTATATGCTGGTCTTGTACAGGCAGGGTATACCACAGTCTCCCTTGACTATGCTTTACAGGAAAAGGCTAACATTAATAAAGATCGTCCACAGAAGCATGGGGTAAGATTCTAATGTCAGTAACAGTAGAAGAAGTACTAGCAAACTTAAATCCTAAGTTACGTAAAAATATTCTTGTAGGCGATGCTGTGCCTAAGACAGAGTTTGCTGCCACACCAAGTTTTGGACTAAATCGTGCTTTGGGTGGTGGCTTACCGTATGGAAGGCAGGTACTTATCTGGGGATCTAAATCATCTGCCAAGTCCTCACTCTGTCTACAAATGATTGCACAGGCCCAACAGGAGGATAAGATTTGTGCATGGATCGATGCAGAGATGTCTTATGATAAGACTTGGGCTGAAAGATTAGGCGTAGATACTACTAAACTGATTTATTCTCAAGCAAGAACAATTAATGAGATGGTAGATGTGGGTGTACAATTGATGGAGGCTGGGGTTGATATGATTGTCGTTGACTCAATTACATCTCTACTTCCAGCAATCTATTTTGAAAAGGATTCTGATGAACTCAAGCAACTGGAGAATACCAAGCAAATTGGAGCGGAATCTAGAGACTTTAGCAATGCATGGAAAATGCTTAACTATGCTAACAATAAAGTTAAGCCTACTTTGCTTGTCCTTATTAGCCAGTCTCGCAATAATATTAATGCTATGTATACTAGCCAGCAGCCTACTGGTGGTCAGGCTACTAAGTTTTATTCTTCTACGGTTATTAAATTATTTTCGTCAGAATCAGAAAACCAAGCATTGAAGGGAAAAATACATGTTGGTGACAAACTTATTGAAGAAAAGATTGGTCGCAAAGTTAGATGGGAATTACAGTTTTCGAAAACTTCTCCTGCTTTTCAGTCTGGTGAATATGATTTCTATTTTAGAGGTGATTCTATTGGGATTGACACTATCGGCGATCTTTGTGATACTGCTGAATCACTTGGCATAATCAATAGAACTGGAGCATGGTACCAGTTTGATGATGGAACAAAAGTTCAGGGTAGAGAAGGATTTATTAATCGTGTCAAAGAAGATTTAGATCTTCAGGAACAGATTAAAGGAAAGATCTCATAATGAAACCATATATTGTAAGAAATGTTTTATCAGAAGAACAAGTTGCTCTATTAAAATCATTTATTGAAAGAGAGCAGAATTCTCGTGAGACAGTATACCTAGATGATCCAGGATACCTAGAAGGACAAAATACTAAAACTGTAGTGCATAAATTTATGGGTCGTTTAGATGTTGAGCAATTAAATATACCAAAATCTATTATGCCTTCTATTCAAAAAATAGCAGATGACTTAGATGGCACTAATCATCATTCCATAAAGGCTCATGGAATTATGGCGGTAGAGTATTCTGGAAAATATGGTAGGCCAGTTTTAAGATCACACAAGGATGGCGGAGATTCATCCTTGATGATTAATTATCAACTAGAATCAAATACCAGTTGGGATTTATGTATAGATGATGAAATTTATACTTTAGGAGATAATGATGCGCTAGTAATGGATCCAGTAAGACAGTTGCACTCTAGGGTAGACAAAACTTTTGCAGAGGGTGAATTTCTTAAGATGGTATTTTTTAGATTTGGTTCAGGTGCTTAGTGGCATCCTATACAGTTTATTCTGGCAAGTTTGTATGCCACACATGCAAGATGGAAGTACCAACATTAAGACTCTATGCTGATACAAAAGAGGCAACTTGGATGTGCAAAGAAAAGCATTTGAGCAAAGTTTCTTTTGCAAAAAGAAAGAAAAAGGATTATGAGCGAACAGACGGAGAGTAAAAGAATTGGTGCCAAGCCACATAAAAACTCTGGCAGAAATACTAAAAAAGGTGATGCCACATGGCATAACTTTACTGTAGATTTTAAAGAATACCCAAAAGGATTTACAGTAAATAAAGATAATTGGGCCAAGGCCGTTACTGATGCGATTCGGAATGGTAATGATCCAGCAATTTTTGTGGTGCTGGGCGAGGGTAATGCAAAGGTAAGACTAGCAATTATAGAATTAGAGATGTTAGAACAACTGATTGATGCTGTATAATAGAGTAGTAACTAGGAGAAAAAATGAGATACGATATACCAAATGTAGTAGTAGATAATGTTTTTACAGAAGAAGAGATTGGTCAGATAAAGGAGTCCGTTGTTGCAAGCACTGGCTCCGCATTTGTGGCTCCACACTGTCAATTAAATAATTTTATACAACTCCCACAGAATATTGTAGATAAATTAACACATTATGCAATAGTTATCAGTGGCAATGAAAATATTGTTTTGACTGAATACTGTCATGCAATATACAAGAATACTGAAAAGGATGGGGTAAAGTTCCGTCCATCATTATTCCCACATTATGATGAAACTTTCAAAGAATCCAAATTCACGTTTGACTATCAACTAGATGGAAACGTTGACTGGAACATTGTCGTTGAGCATAGAGCACTACCTCTATTAAATAATCAGGCAGCAACATTTTCTGGTACACATCAAATTCATTGGAGAGAACCAAAAGAATTCTCCGATGACCAATATGTAGAAATGATATTCTGTCATTTCACAGATCCAACATTGCCACCAAAAGATGAGGCTACAAAGAAGTTTGTAGATGCAAAAGCAAAATTGTACAAGGATTGGTATTTTGCAAACGGAGGGTTCTCGAATGAGAAAACTGCATGATTACCTTACTGGATTTGACAAATACAATAAGCCCTTGCCATTCTATGTAGATAATCTTTTTTCTGTTGAGCAGGTAAATAGTTTAAGAAATCTAATTGAAGAAAATCGAAAGATTGAGCCATTTGTTATTGGGGATAGAATTGAAGATGGCTACATTCGAACATCTGATTTCAGAAGTCGGTATCAGCCAAAGATTGCAAGAAACATGTCTAGAATGTTAATTGAATTTGATATGCCTAAAGACTGTGAAGATACCTTGGACAGTATTGCAAAGCCTCTTTATAACGGAGACGTTGCATTATGCCACTACAACTATATTGATTATAATCGCAAGTGGGGTTACGGAGATAATAATCCATCCCTACCACCACATCTAGATGCAGATGAAAATTTAATTACAGTGAATTATTGCCTAGATTCAAATATTGAATGGGATCTTTATGTTGGCAATTGGAATGATACGAGCAACTTTACCAAGTATACGTTGACTCCTGGACAAACGATTGTCTTCAGTGCAGTTAATCAAATACATTGGAGACCAAAACGTAAATTTAAAAATGATGAATTTTGTGAAATTATTAGTATGGATTATTGCCCTACAGATAATTATAGATTTACTGGTGAAGATAATCCTATTGATCCAGAGAAATCACCACAAGAACGCAAAAAGTATTTAGATGAACTACAATCACGGCCAGATATGATGGCAGCATTTAAGTTATGGAATGACGAAGGCATGTTAGATGGAATAGATATGAGGTCAATGTAATGACAATTGAAGCACCAAGTAAGACCACCCTTGAGATGGTGAATGGACTTGCAGAAGTTGCAGAGTTTATGGAAGACGAAGAATTAACTACAGCCCTAACCTTTATTGCTAAGTTAATTATTAAACCAGATATCCCAATCAATACTGCTACAATTGAGATAGTAAGGTTACAGGCTATCGCAGCAAAAATGGCTTTTAAAGCAACATGGATGACTAATGTAGATAAAGGAGATAGAGCAAAAAAGAATATTTATTATACAGCAGCCGAATCAATTAATGATTTGGTTTCTGCTCTTAAATATATTACTCGATAATAAAAATGACAAAAAATCTATTAAAACAAGTAATGATTAAATCAGAACCTAAGAAAACAAGTTCCGATACAGACTTTACAGAAGGGCTAGTTGATGCAATCAATTCTGGCTATACTGCAAAACTTAAGCCACGTTTTCAAAAGAAGACAACCTTTGCTCCGTCAACACTAACTTATGGTGCTGGCGAATGTGCAAGGTATTGGTATTTAGCATTTGAGGGAGCAATCTTTCATGATAATGCAGATGCATATGGTGTAGCCAATAGAACAAGCGGAACACTCAGTCATGACAGAATTCAAGATGCTATTATGGATGCTGGTCTTTTAGATGAAACGATGGAGTTTGATCCAGAGCCAAGCAAATACAAGACACAGAAGCACCCTGCTCTTGAGTTTAGAATTAAATATCAAGATCCACCTATTTCTGGTTACGGGGATGCGATGTTGAACTATAATGGCAATACTATTCTTGGTGAAATTAAAACAATGCCAAACGAAGGCTTTGAATACAAGAAAGCAAGTAGAAAACCAAAAGATGGACACCTAATGCAACTTATTATGTATATGAAGATACTTAAAAAGGATTTGGGTGCTTTGATTTACGAGAATAAAAATAATCATGAACTAATGGTTATTCCTGTTCAAGTAAGTGATCATTACCGCAGGTGGGTAGACCAAGCGTTTGATTGGATGAGAACGGTTCGGAAGTCTTGGGAGAACAAAGAACTTCCACAAAAAACATATCGTGCAAACTCAAAAATTTGCAAGGTATGTCCGATTCAGAAGGCATGCGCTGAGGCCGAAACAGGGGTAGTTAAAATTAAACCTCTGGAGTTGTTAGGGAATGAAGCATTGTAACTGGTGTGATACTGAATTCTTTACAGCAATAACCTATCAGGTATATTGCTCAGATGAGTGTAGGGCTGCTGCTACAAAACAAAAAATAGCGCAGCGTTACCTCATTACAAGAAGACAAAAAAGAAAAGGCAAGGATCGTAAATGCAAGTCATGTGGGTCACCGCTATCTATATATAATGATGACCCACTATGCATTAAGTGTAGCGTTAATCCAAATGAAGTACTAAAGGCTTTAAAACAGATTAAGGGAAATAGCAAATGAAACAAATGCCATCCAAATTTGTATCTATTGATGCAAGTACTAATAGTCTTGCTTTTTGTCTTTTTGTTTTTGGCAAAATAGAATTAGTTGGAAAAATAAATTTTGATGGCAAAGATATCTATCAAAAATGTATTGATGCATCACAAAAGGTTCAGGCCTTTTTTAAAAATCCATTATTTGATAATACTGAGCATTTGATTATTGAGCATACGGTTTTTATGAATAGTCCTAAAACCGCTGCTGATCTTGCTTTAGTTCAAGGTGCAATTATTGGTTCTGCTGGAGTTGTTGGAATCAAGGGTATTGGTAAGGTATCTCCAATCACATGGCAAAATTACTTAGGAAATAAAAGATTAACCAAAGAGGAACAGTTGGTACTAAGACAACAGAACCCTGGAAAATCAGATTCTTGGTATAAAAGTTTTGAAAGAGATTATAGAAAAAAAAGAACTATTAAATTGATAGATGTTATTTATGATAAAACCATAGATGATTATGATGTAGCGGATGCGTGTGGCATAGGTCATTGGGCATTGAACAATTGGGAAAAGGCTCTTGCATGACTAATAGACAACCATTTAGTTTTCCAGAAGAAGACGAGCCAGTATTCTTAGTTGTAAAAACAAAAGCACCCACAAAATGGATTTTAATTGACAGGGAAACTGGCCAGGTATACGAGGGAAACAAAAATGGATATTGGGATAAATTAAAACAGATGGAACGAGTTGACAAAAAAGAAGATGAGTGCTAGACTATATACAAACGAAGCATGGCTTAAAAAACGTTTTATTGTGGATAAAAAAACTCCACAAGAAATTGCCAAAGAGTGTGGAGCAAGTGTAGAAACTATCTACGCATATTTGGCTAAATTCAAATTAAGAAAGAGCAGACGATGACAGATAAATTTAACATTACGGTAGATCAGGTTAACCACCCATTACATTATACTAGCGATCCATCTGGAGTTGAGTGTATTCAAATTACTAGACATCGCAATTTTAATATTGGTAATGCTTTTAAATATCTTTGGAGAGCAGGACTCAAAGATGATAAGAAACAAATTGAAGATTTACAGAAAGCAATCTTCTATATTAAGGATGAGATAGAAAGATTACAGAATGCCTGATATTTTTGATACCGATAGTGGTTCTGTCTACAGAGTAATAGCCTTCCCCTTCAAGAAAGACTTTCCCAAAATACAGGCACACCCATATCTACATGATCCCAAAATTAGATTAAATAAACATAAATATAGGTCAGATGATTTTACTACAGAGCATGCTGGACTTCATATTTTGTTTGCTGGATGCTCTAATACTTTTGGGGATGGTTTAGAAGAGCATGAGATTTGGGCAAAAAGACTTTATGACAAAATTCATCACAAAGAAAATACTTCTGGATTTTTTAATATAGGTGCACCTGGATTAGGCATTCTTGCTATTGTTTTTAATATTTATAAATATATTGAATCATTTGGCAAACCAAATGTAATCTTTATTAATTTCCCAGTATCAAGAAGATTCCTTTCATTTGATACAACAATACAAAAACATATTTATGTTAATATTCATGAGCCAGAAGAAATCTCAGAAGAACTCTGGCATACGATTCCATTAATAGAATATCAATATATTTTTATGCTAGAAAGATATTGTAAGTCAAATAATATTAATTTAATTTATGGCACATGGGCACCTCGTTCTAATTTTAATCATTATCAAGATTTAAACTGTTATGTCAATATTCTAGACGATGACATGGTTGCCAAATATGTAATAGAAAATCCAGATGATGAATATGCAATGAATGCTAGAGATGGCCATCATTATGGAAATGGATACCACACGGTATGGGCCGAAATAATGTATAATAGATATATGGAAAAGAGTTCAAAGTGACAGCAGAAGAAGATCTGGTCAAGCATTTAGATCAAGTCAATGATGTAGTTTCTGAGTACCTAAAGGGAAATGATCCAACACAAATTTCTAAAGACTTGGCTATTCCACGCACACGGGTAGTTGCGTACATTGATGAATGGAAGCAAATGGCTTCTGATAATGCTGTCATCAGAGCAAGAGCAAAAGAAGCATTGGTAGGTGCTGATGCACATTATAGTAAATTGATAACAAAATCATATGAAGTTATTGATGAAGCGTCTATGACTAATAATCTTGGAGCAAAAACCGCAGCCATTAAACTTGTTATGGATATCGAATCTAAGCGTATTGATATGCTACAAAAAGCAGGACTACTTGAAAATAAGGAACTTGCAGAAGAAATGGTTGAGATTGAAAGACGACAGGAAATCCTTGTTGGAATTCTAAAAGATATTGCATCTGAGTATCCAGAGGTTCGTGATGATATTATGCGTAGGTTATCTGCTATTGCAAAAGAAAATGAAGTGATTACGGTGGTTAATGGAGTTCAATGATTTTTTATTGGCACTTCAAGACGATCATTTTGAAGAAGTACCAGTAGATGTAAAAACATTTGTAGAGTCACCAGACTATCTTGCACAACCTGGATTATCAGATATTCAGTATGATATCGTGCAAGCAATGAGCCAGGTTTATAAAAAAGAAGATTTGATGTCCTTGCTTGGTGAAGAAGAAGGTGCACGTTATTATGATAAGTATACAAAAAATGAAATTATTCTACAACTAGGAAAAGGCTCTGGTAAGGATTTTACTTCTACAGTTGGTTGTGCTTATACTGTTTATAAGTTGCTCTGCCTTAAAGATCCAGCACGGTACTATGGAAAACCTTCTGGAGATGCCATCGATATTATTAACGTTGCTATTAACGCTCAACAGGCTAAGAACGTTTTCTTTAAAGGCTTTAAAACAAAGATTGAAAAATCTCCATGGTTTGCTGGTAAGTTTAATGCAAAGGCAGACTCTATTGAATTTGACAAATCTATTACAGTTTACTCAGGTCACTCAGAACGTGAATCACATGAGGGTTTGAACCTTATTATGGCAGTGCTTGATGAGATTTCTGGTTTTGCTCAGGAGATTGGAACGGGTAACGATCAAGGTAAGACTGCAGATAATATCTATAAAGCATTCCGTGCTTCTGTGGATTCTCGTTTTCCAGATTTGGGAAAGGTAGCCCTATTGTCATTTCCAAGATATCAGGGAGACTTTATTTCTGAAAGATATGATGCTGTAATTGCTGATAAAGAAACGATAACTAAGACACATAGATTTATTATTAATCCACTTTTGCCAGAAGATGATCCAGAGAATTGGTTTGAAATTTCATGGGATGAAGATCACATCAAATCATACAGATATCCTGGTGTGTTTGCTCTTAAGAGACCAACATGGGAAGTCAACCCCACAAGAAAAGTTGATGATTTTAAAATCGCATTCTTAACTGACATGGGTGATGCAATGCAACGTTTTGCTTGCGTACCAACTTTTGCTTCTGACGCATTCTTCAAACAGGCAGACAAAGTTAGAGCATGTATGACAGCACGAAATCCATTAGATCAATTTAGAAGATTTGAAGAAACATTTGTTCCAGATCCAAATAAAATTTATTATGTACATGCTGACCTTGCACAAAAGCATGACAAGTGTGCGGTTGCTATTGCACACGTGGAAAAGTGGGTAAATGTGCAGGTATTAAAAGATTACCAGCAGGTATCTCCAATAGTAATTGTAGATGCCGTAGCATGGTGGGAACCAAAGGTAGAAGGTCCAGTGAATCTTTCAGAGGTAAAACAATGGATACAAAACCTTCGAAGACTTGGTTTTAATATTGGATTGGTATCGTTTGACCGTTGGCAATCGTTCGATATTCAAAATGAACTCCAATCCGTAGGAATGAGAACTGATACTGTTTCTGTTGCTAAGAAACATTATGAGGATATGGCCATGCTAGTTTACGAAGAGCGACTAGTTATGCCAGCAATTGAACTATTGTTCAATGAGTTAACAGAACTCAAAATCATGAAAAATGATAAAGTTGATCACCCCCGTAAAAAATCTAAGGATTTGGCAGATGCTGTCTGTGGTGCTATTTTTGGAGCAATCTCCTATACCCCAAAATATCAAGATGTGGTTGTAGAGATTCACACCTTCAAAGATAGACCCAAAGTTGACAAGCAGCCAGATGGTGTGATACAATTTAAACCTACTCGTAAAGATTCAGACATCGATAATGATGATGATTTTATGGATAGATTAAAAACAATATAAATATAAATATAAGGAGAAATGAATGAATTCATTTAAGAAAATCGCCCTAGCCGTGGTTGCAGCCATGACTACCGCAACAATCGTGGCAACGCCTGCAAGTGCTGCCGTAATGACAGTCGCTGTATCACTTGACGGAACTGCTAATACAACAGCATCCGCACTTGCTAC